TCTTGCAGAGCGCGGATTTGTTGCAGAAAGCCATGAACCTGTCGCCGATGAAAGCATATGTCTTACGGTGGAAGTTCCGCTTGACAGTACGGCGGTGGAGAACCTCACCAAGTTGCTTGACGCGAAAGGCAGACTTATCCGCAGAGCCTTAGCGGTGGATAGCCTGCCGATTGAGGTCACGGACAGCGCGGTGAAGTTTCCATGGTTCTCCGAGTGCGGCGCTGACGAGCGCAAAGCGTACACGCATTTCGTTTCCGCGCTCTGCGAACTTGCCGCCAATGCAAAGCGAGTAACGGCAAAGGAAAAGGAAACTGACAACGACAAGTACGCTTTCCGCTGCTTTCTGCTCCGATTGGGGTTCATCGGTGCGGAGTACAAAACCGAGCGCAAAATCCTGTTGAGAAACCTCACAGGCTCATCGGCATTCAAGAACGGAGGTACAACAAATGAAGTTTCCAAGTAAAGAAACGGTCGAGCAGTACCGCCGTGAGTACCCTGTCGGCTGTCGAGTGGAACTTTTGTCAATGGACGATTTTCAAGCGCCGCCGATAGGTACTTGCGGTACGGTTCAAGGTGTCGATGACGCGGGAAACTTGCTTGTTCGGTGGGATAACGGCAGCGGCTTGAATGTCATTCTCGGCGTTGATGTAGTGCGGAAAATCCGTGGCTGATATACACAATTTCAGCGTGTGTATTTCGTTCAATATATTGTGGTAAAACCGCTTGATATATACTCGACTTAGAGTTAATATGTACACACCGAAAGGGAAATACACAAACGGAGGATACCACAATGAACGCAAAAACCGCAAAGCAGATTGAAGAAATGATGAACCAGACCATAGGGGTCGAGGTTGAGATGAACAGCATAACAAGAGCGAAAGCAGCGCAGATTGCCGCCGAGTTCTTCGGAACACACCGCTATGAGAATACTGCAGACCGCAACGGCTACTGCACCTACTCCGCATGGGACAGCAATGGTCGGGAGTGGAAATTCCAGAAGGACGTCAGCATTTCGGGACCCGACAGCGAGAAATGCGAATTGGTCACCCCGATTCTCACCTACAAGGATATGGAAACCTTGCAGGAGCTTATCCGCAGGCTTCGCAAGGCGGGCGCAAAGAGCGACGCGACAAGGGGCTGCGGAGTTCACATTCACATCGGAGCCAACGGACACACGGCGCAGACCTTGCGAAACCTTGCAAACATTATGGCGAGCCACGAAAGCCTTCTCGCAAGCGCACTGAACCTCGACAGAAACCGCATGAGCCGATACTGCCGAACGGTAAGCAAGGATTTCTTGGTGGAACTCAACCGCAAAAAGCCCAAGACCATGGCGGCGCTTGCGGACACTTGGTACGGCAGCCAACACGCAAACTACGGTCGCGACCAGCATTACAACGACAGCCGCTACCATATGCTGAACCTCCACGCTACATTCACCAAGGGCACGATTGAATTCAGACTTTTCCAATTTGACGCTCCCTCGGGCGGCAAGCAGAATGGGCTTCACGCAGGCCAGCTGAAAAGCTACATTCAGCTTTGCTTGGCGCTCAGTCAGCTTGCAAAGCAAGTCAAGACTGCAAGCGCAAATCCACAGCAAACCGAGAACCCCAAGTACGCGATGAGAACTTGGCTTTTACGGCTCGGGTTCATCGGTGACGAATTCAAAACCGCAAGAGAACTTTACACCAAACGGCTGGACGGCGACACGGCATTCCGCAATGGCAGACCACAGTAAGCAGGAGTTAGCTTCCTGCCCCCAACTTCCCCCGCTCGGGGGCTTTTGGTGGTAGAAAGGTGATTTCTGAAACTGAACCTTTCGGAAAGGAAAACACTATGAAACGATACTACTTAGCCTACGGCAGCAACTTGAATGTTCGGCAAATGAAGTGGCGTTGTCCTACGGCAAAGGCTGTGGGAACAGCAATCATCAAGGACTACGAACTGCTTTTCAAGGGCAGCAAGACTGGTGCATACCTCACGATTGAACCCAAGGCTGGAGCGGAAGTTCCCGTTGCGGTCTGGGCAGTTGAACCGAGTGATGAATTCAACCTTGACCGTTATGAGGGTTACCCGACATTCTACTACAAGGCTGAACTCGACTTGCCCGTGAAGTATTTCTCGGGGAAAACGGTGGTCAGAACGGCTTTCGTGTACATCATGCATGAGGAGCGACCGCTGGGATTGCCGAGTGGTTCGTATGTAAGAACTTGCCTTGATGGGTACAGAAATTTCGATTTTGACGAGAGTATTCTTCTCGCCGCATTGGAGAACAGCAGGAGGGGTTGTTATGAAATCAGATAACACTTCAACGTTTCGCACCCGTCCGCTCTGTGGGGCGCAGTACGGCGGCTTTCCCGCTCTGTCGAGGAAGTACCCCAACACGCATATCTGCCCCGACTGCGGCACACGGGAGGCCTTAGAAAGCATTGGTGTTTCAGCAGAGGAACAGGAGAAAATCCTCGGTATTATCCACGGCTCAAATATACACAATTCCGACCGCTGATGTTTGTGTACATTATTATCCGAAAACCGCTTGATATAATGCGGTTTTAGAGTTAATATGTGTGTACCGAAAGGAAATACACAACAAACGGAGGACAAGAATATGTGGACACAGGGCGCGATTGGAATTAAGGACGAGAACGGCAAAATGGTTTCGGTTTCCTACTGGGTAAAGCATTTTGACGAAGAAAGCCGCTTTGGAATCAACGAGGGCAGAATTTCCAAGCTAATGCTAAAGCAGGACGGCAGGGTTGTTTACAACTACGACCGGGGCGAGGATATCGAGCCGCAGACACCCGAAGCCGAAAAAGCGCTTGCAATTCTGATTTACCAGTTCAACTAAAAAACATGAGCGAAAGCCGCCGAAAGGCGGTTTTTCTCGTTCGGGGAGGTGATACGGTGCGAAAGCTGAAAAAGTACAAGCCGACACGGTTCAAACTGAAAGATTCGGTTTACGATAAATCCGCTGCGGACTATGCCGTTGCTTTTATCGAGAGCCTGTGTCACACCAAAGGCACATGGGCGGGAAAGCCGTTTGAACTCATCGACTGGCAGGAACAGATTATCCGCGACCTGTTCGGAACGCTGAAACCGAACGGATATAGGCAGTTCAACACGGCATACATTGAAATACCGAAGAAAATGGGCAAATCCGAGCTTGCGGCTGCGGTTGCCCTTTTGCTTTGCTGCGGTGACGGAGAGGAACGCGCGGAGGTTTACGGCTGCGCTGCCGACCGACAGCAAGCGGCTATCGTTTTTGATGTGGCGGCAGATATGGTGCGTATGTGTCCCGCGCTGTCAAAGCGTGTTAAGATACTCGCATCACAGAAACGGCTTATATACACACCGACAAACTCGTTCTATCAGGTTTTGTCTGCCGAGGCTTATTCAAAGCACGGTTTTAATATTCACGGTGTTGTGTTCGATGAGTTGCACACACAGCCGAACCGAAAGTTGTTTGATGTTATGACGAAAGGTTCCGGTGACGCGCGAATGCAGCCGCTGTATTTCCTCATAACCACCGCCGGAACGGACACCCACAGTATTTGCTACGAAACACACCAAAAGGCAAAGGATATTCTTGAGGGTCGGAAAATCGACCCTACTTTTTATCCCGTGATTTACGGCGCTGACGAGAACGATGACTGGACTGACCCGAAAGTGTGGCGAAAGGCGAACCCCTCTCTTGACATCACAGTCGGCATTGACAAAGTTCGTGACGCTTGCGAATCCGCAAAGCAGAACCCCGGCGAGGAGAACGCTTTCCGACAGCTACGCTTGAATCAGTGGGTAAAACAAGCGGTTCGGTGGATGCCGATGGAGAAATGGGACAAGTGCGCGTTTGCGGTTGACGAGGACGAACTTGAGGGACGCGTCTGCTACGGGGGTCTTGACCTCTCGTCAACAACGGATATAACGGCATTCGTGCTTGTGTTCCCGCCCTTGGACGAGGACGACAAATACATTATCCTACCGTATTTTTGGATTCCCGAGGACAATCTGACATTGCGTGTAAACCGCGACCATGTTCCCTACGATGTGTGGGAACGACAGGGTTATTTGCAGACAACCGAGGGAAATGTTGTGCATTACGGTTTTATTGAGAAATTCATAGAACGGCTCGGCGAGCGTTTCAATATCCGTGAAATTGCTTTCGACCGCTGGGGCGCTGTGCAGATGGTGCAGAACCTTGAGGGCATGGGCTTCACAGTCGTGCCTTTCGGACAGGGGTTCAAGGATATGTCGCCACCGACAAAGGAACTGATGAAGCTGGTGCTTGAACAGAAGATAGCCCACGGCGGTCACCCGGTTCTGCGGTGGAATATGGATAATATCTACATTCGCACCGACCCCGCCGGAAATATAAAAGCTGACAAGGAAAAGTCCACCGAGAAGATTGACGGAGCGGTCGCTACAATTATGGCACTCGACCGCGCTATCCGCTGCGGGAATGACGGTGGGGCGAGTGTGTATGACGAAAGAGGACTGCTATTTTTATGAGAGGTGAAATTTCATGAGAATTTTTTCTGGGCTGTTCAAGTCGAGGGACAAGCCCAAAAACAGCACAGCAGGCAGTTCCTACCGTTTCTTTACGGGCGGTTCTACGGCGGGAAAGAACGTCACGGAGCGTTCCGCTATGCAGATGACTGCGGTGTATTCCTGTGTGCGTGTACTGTCGGAAGCGGTGGCGAGTTTGCCGCTGCACGTTTACAAGTACCGTTCGGACGGCGGCAAGGAAA